TTAGAAAAAAGAGAGTTTTGAATCTAACATTTCATCTTCTTGTAACTTCATTTCATCTAATAAATGACTATACACTCGCCATGTAATTTCTATGTTGGCATGGCCAAGTCTTTTACTAACATATTGTATACTAAATCCATGGCCTAATAACATAGAAGCGTGAGTATGTCGTAATGAGTGAAGTCCATAGTCACTTTTTAATTCATGTTTGGCCAGAATATTTCTCATTGCAGTTGTCACTGCTTTATTAGTAATGAGTGAAACACCAGTATTAAATATATAGCCATCTTTATGAAGCGGTCTAGAATTAATTACATCTATTATATGTTTCATATCCTTAGAAGTGATGGTCACATAACGATCAGCTGATTTTGTTTTAGTTCCTCTCAAATGAATAGTATTCTTACTCTTATTAATATCCATTCTTTTGAGTTTCTGAACTTCTCCAAATCTTGCACCAGTCGCAATTAGAATATAAATTGCTAGGTATGATAAATGTGATTTAGTTGAAGCGGTCTGCTTTAATAGTTGGTAATCTTTTAAAGATAAATACTTTTGTTTTTCACTCATTGCTGCTTTTTTCTCATATATTGGCGCATTCCAAGTTGGATCTTTATAAATTAGACGTTCATTTAATGCATCTTTGAATGCTTGAGAAAAACAATTATTTAATTTTTTTACGCTTTCCTTTGTTCTTCCTTCTTTACGACCACCAATAAATTGACCTTCAGCATATTCTTTAAGCATTTCTCTATAACCTAATTGGCTAACATCTTTAATAAGAATAGAACCGAATTTTTCTTCAAAGACATTTAAAGCGCTATAATATCTGTTTAGCGTAGATTGAGACACTCTATCTACTTTATTAACTTTTATCCATCTTTCAAAGTACTCTATAAAAGTAATATCATCTGCTAATTGACCACCTCTACTCAAGTCAATATATAATTCTTTTTCAGCTTGTGAAGCATCTCTTTTAGTTCTAAAACCTCTTTTTCTGTATCTCTTACCATTATATTGAAAGTCATAAGTCCAAGTGCTATTGATTTTTTTTACAGACATAATTTTCCTTCCTTTCTAAAATGACGATTGTATTAAAAACTCACCTCCTTAATAGAACCTATGTTCGGTTTAATTGTTAAAAAATAATAAGGGTAGGTGGACTACCCTGAAAATTAATTAATTGGTTCTACTTCGTCTAATATTTCTTCTTGTCTTTTTTCCATAGAGTTATATTCAGATTCACTAACTCCATCTTCATACATTTTATCGCTTAAATCGAAATATTCGTCTTGAAGTTTTTGTTCTTTAGCTTCTTGTTGTTTATTCCATTCTATTTGACCGTTAACCCAATCTTCATGAGCCTTTTGCTCTTCGGGTGTTCTATAAACGCCGTTATGGTCATAATCGTATTTTTGTTCAGTTTGAGAATCACCAGCATTTGCATCTTCTGGATCAATCAACCCGTAATCAGTTCCTCCAGGAATATTTTCTTTATCCCATTCATATATTTCTTCTTTTGTAGGCTCATGATTATCAGACTGTTGTGCTTGTTGAGATTGGACTTGTTCGCTTGTAGCATTTTCTTGTGTGTTTGATTCTTCAGAAGAGTTGTTTTCTTGTGTAGATTTGTTATCTTCATTTTCTTGAGATTTCTTTTCTTCTTTAGACTTTTTATCCTCTTTGGATTTATTATCTTTTTTATCTTCTGATTTCTTTTCAGTTTTACTTTCCGATTTAGTATCAGAATCATTATTAGAAGTGTCGTTGTTGCCACAAGCACCTAAGATTAAAGCGCTACTAAAAATTAAAGCTAAAAACCTTTTCATTATATATCTCCTTTGATTTATTTTTAATAATAAGATTTTATACAAATATCAATTTCTTATTTGAAAACAATTTTATCTTCATCATAAGCATCAACTGAATAACCTACATATGCATGTGTTTTTAATATTAAATGTTTTGGTTCGCTTTTAAATTCATATTCATAAATATTAAATTTGAATTCTTCTGTTATTGTATGGTGTTCTTTTAATTCAACATTTGTGTGTAATGTAAATGTTTGTAATTCATTTTCTAAAACAGGAAATTGACTCTTTTTATCAGGATTTTCATATCTTTCTACTAAAGTTAATGAAACTTTGTTAATAGTTTGAGAAGAATTACCACCCTCTATTCTTACAATTCCTTCCAAAGTATCATTACTATGAATACTTTTATTTTTTACTAAAGTTTCAACCTTCACAGAGTTTATTCCAATAGAAGCAAGAAGATTTTCAAACATAGAACCAAATCCTTTCTGATTAAATATTTTAATTAAACAATTACCATAACACTAATCAATTTTATGCAACTTATAAACCCTCAACGGCTCAAATGTAATAGAGTAGTTGCCGTAGTGAGTTTTAGTGATTAACTATCAAATTTACTATAAATAATAGGTGTGATTTTATTATATCCTGACTTAGTTTCTTCTTTGATTATGTCAATATGATCTAAATCTTTCATTCTATAACCAACCGCTTTATATTTACTATCTAGTACATGGCTGATATAAATTCCGTTCATATAGAATTCCCATTTTTCCCCTGTATCTTTTAATTCAAGGGATATATCTTTGTCACTTTGTAATAACTTATCAACAATGTGTTGTGTTCCTAGTTTTGTAGGTGATTTTAATCTGGCTTGATATGCCATTAAACCTTCTTTTTGATAGTCACCTTCAATTTTTACTCCATTTAAAGACATTTTGATTTTCAAATAATCATCTCCTAAAATCCATATTCTGTTCTCATTATGTGATTATATTCTGCCAACTGTTCTCCTAACATTTCTTCAAGAAATGACATATAAGTTTCCATGTGTCTATGTTCAAACATTGAAATATGCTCTTCTAATCCACTGTCCATATGTTCATCAAAGATATCTAATGCTACTTTCGCTGCTTGATAACTAATTTCGAATAGGTCTGCCACATCATATTCATTTAATACATTACGATATTTATACCGTACATTAAGTGGAAATAATAAGCATGATGCAAATGAGTTAGCTTCGTATTCCTCTAAATGAGTACGTTGCGCATCTTGAAATATAGGTGTTTTCTTGTAGCTCATTCCATCATGTTCCATAATATAATGTCCATATTCATGAGCTAATGTAAAACGTAATCTTCTATTATAAACATTTTCATTATAGATAATGGCAAACTTATTTCCTTTTTTAATATGAAAGGCCTCATCAGAACCCCCGTAAGTTTGTAGCTCATTTAAAGAATAACCTGTAATATTACAAAATTCTTTGAACGTAAATAATTCCACATTACTATCGTTTTCAATTATTTCTTTAATAGGTAAAGGGAACTCATCTATGTAATTAGTTTCAATTAATGCATTGACAGCTCTTGCAGCTTTTAAAAATGAATTTTGATATACGAAATGCACAATAAAATCCCCTTACTTGTCTTTAGTGTATTCATCCCAATTATCGAAGAAAGTTTCAAACATTTTTAATGCTTTCTCTCTATCTTCTTTTGTCATATTCTTAACTCCACGATGCATAATACGAATTTCTTCATCTTCTTGTTCACCAGAGTATTCATTTTTCTCTCTACCTAATAAGTAGTCAACAGATACATCGAAGTAGTCAGCAACAAATTGCACTTTATTAATTCCAGGAACTTGCTTTCTCCACTTAGTTATTTGTCCGTTAGATAATCCGATTCTTCTTTCTAATTCTGCAACCGTAATCCCTTGTTGTTGACATAAAAATCTGATTTTTTGAACTATATCCATCGTTTTTCTCCTTATTAAACCAAAATAAATTATCCAATAAGATAATTTGTATTTGACAATTATCCAATAAGATAATATACTATGGTTACGCTAATTGTTAAGCCAATAAAAAATACAAAGCTAGTAACGTTGGGGAACGTTGATATAACAGTACTTTGTTATGTCTTATTTAGCTATGCTTATATATTAGCATATTGGATAATTTAATTCAATAATTATCCAATAATATTATCCAAAAGGAAGTGAAATAACCATGGCAACAACAGAATTTGGCATGAAAGTAAGAATGGAATTACTTAAGCGTAACATCACGAATAAACAACTTGCGGAAATGTTAGGTATTTCAAGTGCTTATTTATCAGACATCTTGCGTGGACGTAGAGATGCATTTGAACAAAAGAAACGCATTGCAAAAATTTTAGAAATCAAAGAAGAGGTGAAAAGTTAATGCAAGATTTACAAGTATTTCAAAACACACAATTCGGAAATTTAGAAATTTTAACTATCGAAGGTAAAGAATGGTTCCCAGCAATTAAAGTAGCTGAAATTTTAGGATACGCAAATCCAAGAAAAGCTATTAGAGACCATACAAAAGAACGTGGGGTAACGATTCGTTCCGTCATCGACTCATTAGGCAGAAATCAAGATAAGAAATTCATCGACGAAGGTAATCTATACCGATTAATCACACGTTCAAAATTACCACAAGCAGATGAGTTTGAGGAATGGGTGTTTGAAGACGTTTTACCTTCCATACGAAAACATGGACTGTACGCCACAGACAATGTAATTGAACAAACACTACGTGATCCAGACTACATTATCAACGTACTCACAGAATATAAGAAAGAAAAAGATAACAACTTAATCCTAAGACAACAGATTGGGGAGTTAAAACCAAAGGCTGACTATGTAGATGAAATCTTAAAATCACCAGGAACAATGACAATTACACAGATTGCAGCTGATTATGGCTTATCAGCACAAAAACTGAACAAGTTACTACATCAAGCTAGATTACAACGTCGTGTCGGTAAACAATGGGTGCTTTACACAGAACACATGAACAAAGGCTACACGAAATCACACACTATTGAAATTGTTCGTTCAGATGGTCGACCAGACACACAACCACAGACACGCTGGACTCAAAAAGGTAGATTAAAAATTCATGAAATCATGACTGATTTTGGTTATGAAGCAGAAGTAACGGAGGCATAGAAATGGAAGAATACATGAATGATGCAGAATGGAGACTTTATGGCCTGAAATCTGATTATGAGAAAAAAATTAAAGCAGCTAGAGGAGAAAATACCCAAAGAACGTTTGAACTACACGACAAAATTTTAAATGAATTTAAAAAAGAAGAACTTACGTATAGAGAAGCATACGCAGTCCTTCAATTAGTTCATCTTACTTTGAAACATGAGTCAGAGTTTGTAAATCTTCATCAGTAACCAAAGTAACAAATTGTACTTTTGAAGATTCATCAATCTCTATAAACGGAAAATCTTCACCAGTTTTTAGATTTTTAACATTAAAAGCAAAGTTATCTAATTGAGATGAGTCGACTTCAAATTGACCTATATAAAACTTTAATAGTCTATAAACGTCGAATGCATTTTTGTTTTCTAAGTAACGAATTATTTTCTTTAAAGGTGGTTCAAGACCTTCGAATTCATTACCAGAACGTAATTTACGATATAACCTTTCAGTCATCAAAGGTATTTTTTCTTTATCATCATCTGATTTGATACTACTGAAAACAGCATTTTGGTTTGCAGTATCTTTGATGAAATTAGCAGTAAGTAATTCATTATTTAATTCAAAAACGATATTCCAGTTTTTTGTTACATGTTCTTTGTTCGCTTTTTGAATTAAAAAATCTAAAGATTGTAAGAATTTGATATCCATAAATTTCACCTCCCTTCGATAAGGGATAACTCAATTATACATGAAAGGAGGCATAGCAATGTTTAAGAGAAAAAGAAAAATGATTGATTTAAGTTTATTAACCAACTCATCTATTAAAGAAGTTCGGTTGTCTATTCTATTTTTACAATTACAGAAGTTTTTAATTGAGAACAAAATAAGCGAAGAGGAACGCAAGACATTAGCTCGCATGCTCAACGCTTATTATAACCACTAAAATCTAATATTTTTCAATTGATCTAGAGAGTTTTTTACATCTTTTTTATCTTTTTCACTTTTTGCTTTTTGTAATTTTGCATTATGGTTATCAGCAATATCTTTAGCCTTTAAATAAACTTCAAATGCGTTATGAATTTCATTTTCGTCTTTTAAATTCCAATTTGAAGAAGCAATTAAAGCTGAAGCAAATTGTTCAGAATCAACATGTTTATTCATATTCAACACCTCCTAACTTTAAATATAACCAAATTATACATGAAAGAAGGTGTAATCATGCTAAAGAAACTAAAAATAGCACTCCTAATCGTCATCTTGGCGGAAGAGATTAGAAGTGCTAAGCGAAATAAAAAAGAATTTCATGGAATAAAAATAAAAACTAATAAAAATGGAAATTCGAAAATGACAATTTCTTAATTAAATGGAGGGCAATATGAACATACAAGATGCGACGAAATTAGCTACTAAAAAACTTTTAACTATGACACGAAAGAAATGGGAAGGGAGCCATCAAACTCGAGTATTGCCAACAAATGATAGTTTTTTACATTGCATTGTAACAAGTAATGATGGAAAACACCTCGTTAGATATTGGCAACCTTCAGCAGATGACTTAATGGCAGAAGATTGGGAAGTTATAAATCCAATTAAAGACCAGGAATTATCGAAGCAATTTTAGAAATATTATCAATTATACTTTTCAAATTGTTTTTAAATTCATTTTCAAAGTAAACGATTGTCTTATCCGAAATAGTTACATGATAAATGGTGTTATCCGCAAAAACGCCATTAATAAAACCAGATTTTTTAAGTTTCTTTAAGTCGTTTTCTACATCTTCGAAGTGTAGTTTTTGAAAATACTTAGAATGTATTTTTTCTGCACTTTTAAAATCATTGCAACTTAATTTAATAGCACCAGACTTTACACACTCTAAATAATTTTTATAAAGCACAGATAGTATGTACTGCTGATCTTTAGTAAGTATCTCAAATTCATCAGTTATTAAAGACATATATAACACCTCCAAAGATGATTATATCAAATACGTGAAAGGAGTAAGCGAATTGAACCAAACACTGACAATAAAGATACCAGATACACATGTACTGATACCTAAAGTAGAACTTGAAAAGTTAATTAGTAAAACATTGCCAGTCACTTGGACAATGGAAGATCTCATTCAAGAATCTAAATTGAGTAGATATCTAATATTTAAAAGAATATTAGAAGTGCCTAGATTCAATAAGTATTTAAAAGAAAATGGCATTTGGTTTGAAGGGCAAGGTGGAAGTTCATCACATTATTTTGATGCTGAATTAATGCGGAAGTTCTTGAAAGATTTTAAAAAAGAAATTTATAACAGTTAATCAAAAATAAAATCACTAAAAGGAGGTGATATAGATGTCGTATTCAGAAGCAGCATTTATCGTTGCAATTCTAATATTCACATTAGTTTCAATCATACTAATGACTGCGCAATTCTACATCATGCATGCCCTAGGTATTTCACTATTTGCAGCAGTAACAACGTTTCTCTATTTCGATAAAGAATTCGAAAAGATAAAAAATGACTGATGCTATCGGCAAATAGCAATCAGTCCAATCTCAAATGTTAAATAACTAATTTTATCTTACAACTGGAGTCGTAAATGTGCAAGAACCATATGTAAGTATTTCGCAAAGTGAACTACGTAATCTTTTATTAAAGTCATCTAAAGTAGAAAAGCTAACAGTTCAACTCGAACATGCAAACAATCAATTAGAAAATGCATTGGAATATATATCAGAATTACACAGACAAAATGATGATAAATCGAAAAGTATTGCAGATTTAGAAGTTAATTATAAAACGTTAGAAGCAAATTACAACGAAATTATTAGCTATAAAGCTAACTAAATTAAGGAGAGATTTATTTGATTAATAGAGCAACGTTAGTAGGAAGGCTAACAAAAGATCCTGAATATCGTGTGACACCTTCAGGGGTAGCAGTAGCTACATTTACTTTGGCAATCAATAGAACATTCACTAATGCAAATGGAGAAAGAGAAGCGGACTTTATTAACTGTGTAGTATTTAGAAGACAAGCAGAAAATGTTAATAAATTCTTATTTAAAGGTAACTTAGCTGGCGTTGATGGGCGCTTACAATCAAGAAGTTATGAAAATCAAGAAGGTCGAAGAATATTTGTAACTGAAGTGGTGGCAGATAATGTTCACTTCTTAGAACCAAAAAATAGTAAGAATGGCCAACAAACTAAAAGTAATGATCAACCAGTAGGTAATAATCCATTCCAAAATGCAAATGGGCCGATTGATATTGGTGATGAAGATTTACCGTTCTAAGGCAATAAACTATGTCAAAAATTATAGGTTATCAAAGAAACGATAACGGAACGATAACTGCAGTTATTAATGATGTTCAACTAACACAAGATGAACTGCAGCTTATAGATAACGGAATACCATTACCTATTGAAGTAAGAAGTATTGATACAAACAAGATTACTGATAAGCAAAGAAAGAAAATATTTGCATTATGTAACGATATAGAAATTGATATTGGCCAACCTAGAGATTACATGCGCTATATGTTCCAAGAATATATCAGAGTGTTATATGGATATGAAAAAGAGATTTCTTTATCGAATTGTACTAAAAAACAAGCATCACAAATCATTGAAGCTATTATTGACTGGATGTTTTTCAACAACATTACATTCACAGTTAAAACGAGTAGTTTGCTTAAAGGTGATAAAGCAATGCTCTACTGGGCTACAGTCAATCGCCAGTGTGTGATTTGTGGTAAGCGAGCGGAACTAGCGCATTATCAAGCAGTGGGTCGTGGACGTAACAGACGGAAGATAGAACATACAAGTAATAAAGTTTTAGCTTTATGTCCAATACATCATAGAGAACAACATACTATGGGCATTCATAGTTTTAATAAAAAATATTCACTTACTGATAGTTGGGTGGATGTAGATCAAAGACTGAATCGTTTGCTTAAAGGCCAGAAATTAAATCAATCATGAAAGGAGCATTGAAATGGCTACGTTTAGAGTTTTTAAAGAGAGTGGAGAATTTGTAACTGTTCACAAAGCATTTATTCATGATGCATCACTAAGTTGGAAAGCGAAAGGTATACTTCTTTATTTACTAAGTCGGCCAGATGATTGGCAAATTTATGAAACAGAATTAATAAAACATACGAGTGATAAACTAAGCAGCTTAAAGAGTGGATTAAAACAATTAGAAGAAGCGGGTTATATCAAACGTAAAAGAAAACGTGATGATAAAGGACGTATGCAAGGATATGAATACGAAGTATATGAACAACCCACCCACATTCGAAAATCAAATGTGGATGAAAAAGAATCTATCCACATGCGAAATTCCAACGTTGGAAAATCCAACGATGGAAAAACCGACGTCGGAAAATCCAACGACGGAAAATCGCACACTACTAATAATAATAGAACTAATAATGATAGTACTAAAAATAAAGGTACTAATAATAACGGCAGTAGTAGCACAAGTGCTACTCAACCGCCACAGCCACCTTCAGTGTTTAATTTTTATCAAGAAAACGGCTTTGGCATTTTGAGACCAGTTATTGTAGATCAAGTTAATGCATGGATAAATGACTTTGGAGCTAATGGTGAAGACATTGTAATTAGAGCATTAAAAGAAGCTGCAGAAAATAATGTTTATAAATGGAACTATGTAAATCAAATACTAAAAAACTGGTATGAAAACAATATTAAATCCATTGAAGATGTTGAGGCGCGTGAGAAAGAACGAATAAAAAATAACAATCAAGCTATAGAGAAAGATTATGATAACTCTCAATATAGTGATTTGTTTTAAGGAGGTTGGCCATGAAAGGTTTTAACGAATTGAACTTCAATATCAAGACTAAAAGTAAAATCATTGAACAAAAGAATGATTTACGTTGTCCTCACTGTGGCAATCTTTACGACTATGTAAAGTTCGATAATGGCCAAGAAGAAAAAATAGGATGCGATTGCAAAATTAAACAAATGGCCAAAGAACAAACTATTAGATATAAAAACAAAATTAAACGTCTCGAGATAGAAAAGGTTTTTAAAAACTCAATCATACCTGAAGACTTATTGTCCGCTTCTTTCGAGAATTATGAACCTAGAAATGAAAGCCAAGAGAAACTACTAAAACATGCGAAGCGGTATGCAGATAACTTTAGTTTAGATAATAAACAGTCATTACTGCTGCAAGGAACTTATGGACTAGGTAAATCACATATCGCTATGTCAGTTGTTAAAGAAGTTAAAGATAAAGGTTTTACTGCACTGTTTATGGATGTGCCACAACTGATTACAGCTTATAGAGATACATTCAATAAAGATAGCAATCTTAATGAAAGGCAATTTGATCAAATTATTAAAAATGTGGATTTATTAGCACTTGATGATTATGGCACGACGGTTAGCCAATTTGGAAATCAGAAACTCTTTGACGTGATGAATATGAGACAAGGTAAACATAATATTCTCACAACAAATAATAGTGCAGAAGAACTCTCAAAAAATAAAGACTTTGGAAAGAACTTTAGTCGAGCTTTAAAGAACACAACAATTATTAAAGTTTATGGTGATGACTACCGAATGAAAGGAGTTAAAACCCTATGATTACTGTTGAAGATATACAGAAGTATTTAGAAGTATCACCAACATATGCACAAAAGCTGATTAATGATGCTAATGGTGATGAAGATAAAGCATATAAAACATTCATTAGAAAGTTGAATGAAAAAAACACAAGACCTGCAGTTATGGAGGTTATGTAATGGGTGTTATAGAAGGCGTTAAACATAAATATATTCTCTATGCCAGTGATGGTTGGGAAATGTGCAGCGTCATTCCTTTAAATGATGATTTGTATAACCTAGGAAATTTAGCTGGTATGTATTATCGAAATATCTTTAAAGGTAACGTAAGCAAAAAAGAACTAGAAAAACTTAAAAGAAAGCACAAGTTATACAGAAAAGAAGAACTGAACACTCAACTCAAACTATTTTAGGTGGAGTGATGCGAATGATAGTTAAAGTGTTTAGCAATGATAAGTCAATTGAGATTGGCAAAGATAATGTTTCGTATATCGAATTCTTAAAGCATGTGAGTGGAAATATTGATATTTATCGTCTTACTAACAAAGATGGCCAAACAATTGGATGGGAAGGTTTCTTTGTTGGCCAGTACAAAGTAATTAAGAAAGTCGAAGCGGAGCAATTAAATATATTCAATATACTGGAGGCTAAATAAATTTGAAAGTAGAAGGTTTAAAAGTAGGTCAGAAGATTAGATTTGCTGCATCTGAATACAGTCTCAGTTATCCAGGCATTGTTGAAGAAAAGTATTCCGATTGTGGCCAAGATAAAGCAGTGATTAAAGTGTCTAACTACAAAATCATTATAGATGATAGTTATTTATTATTTGATGAAGCGGACGTGATCAAATGAAACGTAAAAATAGAGTTCGTAAACATGGCAAGAAGTATTACAAGTTAACAGTAGATGGAAAAGTCTATTTAGTTCCAGAAAGATTAAGAAATTATGCTTTAGAAAACGGTGTATCTGAGCAAGCCATAAGACAAAGATTGTCTCGTGGCTACTCAGTCACTAGAGCATGTACGGAGGGAATTGTCAGATGAGTGAATTATATGAATACAATCCAGGTCAAATTAGTGAAGAAGAATTAGCAATGATTAAGCTTGAAGAAGAACGTTTTGAGCAAGCGCTAAGACGAAGACAGCAGCAAGTCCGTTTAGCGCGAAAACGTAGAAGTGAAGAGAATATACGTAAATATAGTGTACGTAGTAAATGGTTCGAGCATTTAGAACAAAACAATCTTATAGCAACAGTTAAAACTGATAGATATGGCCAAGTACAGAGGGGGTAGCAATATGACTAGAATTAAAGAATTAAAAGAAAATGATGTAATTATATTTCAAAATATTACGAAAGATATGAAAAACAATTGTCAGGCAATAGTAAATAAAAAATGGTCCGAAATCGATCTATCAATTGGAGAGAAATGGTATGCGTCGGTTGAAATGGCTAATGGTAATACAACAATCATAGATGACAACTTTGACTTTGTAAAAGTGAAACTTCCCTTCACAAGAAAAATTAATACTGATGATTGGCCAAGAACATCAAACAATGTTCCATCACATTATGAAGGTAAAGGTGGCATAGATGTTATTGAGTTTATCAGACAACAATTGACCGAAGAGCAATTCGAAGGTTTTATGCTAGGCAATATAATTAAATATGCTGCTCGTTATGGCCTTAAAGATAATAAAGTGAATGATCTTAAAAAGATTGGGGATTATCAACAAAGAATGATGGAGGTAGTTAAAAATGACTAAACTAAAAGAATGTAAAAAAGCTTATCACGTTTATGAAACAGATGAGTATGGACTGTTTAGCTTTATAGAATCTAATCGTAATCCAAGTAGAAATCACGTAGAAAATCTTAAAAAGCAAATCAAAAATGGTTATGAACTACCTCCAATCATCGTTAGAGAAAATGGTGAGATATTAGATGGTCAACATAGATATATAGCATTAGTAGAGTTAGAAGAACCTATACAGTTTCTTATTAAAGAAGATATTAGAAAAGATGTTTTACAAAAAAGTAATTCATTCGTATCAAAATGGACAATTAACGATCATGTGAATTACCACCGTAAAGAAGGTAATCAAGACTATCAAGATTTATACGAATTTTGTCAATACAGTGGATTAGGTGCAAACATTGCTGCAAGAATACTAGGTTCAGCTAAAGGAAACGGTATAACAACAAAAGCCATAGAAGAAGGTAAATTCTTTGTAAAAAGTAAAACAGATGCTTATCAATTTGTAGATGATGTATTAATGAGAATCAGAATGGAACATCCAACAAGTAAAATCATTAATTCATTAAGAACACTATATAACATTGGAACAGATACTAAAACATTAGTCATTGTTGTAAATGCATTAGAAGAAGAACTACTTATGTTAAATAGTATTAATAAAATTTCAGAACGTATTGTAAATCTATATAACAAGAAAGTTTCAAAGTCAGAAAAAATCAAGGTGACCTATAACAAAGCAGGTAAGGCGGTGTATGAATTATGATTTATATATACGAACCGTTTAACCATCAGATTATAGAAACAACTGTTAAAGACTTTGCTAATCAAATAGGCATATCCAAAATGACTATTCATCAATATTTATATAAAGGTATGTATTATCAAAAACTAGGTTGTTACTTATTGAAAGAGAAACCGAATTTAGCAAAAAGAAAGATCTTAAATGAGCAAATTAATCCAAAAGAAGAAATTTGGAGATTTAATGAAGGATATCAACTATATGTCAGTAACTTAGGCCGCTTCAAAAGTAAAGAAGGTATATACAAATTTCCAAGTGATGTACACGGAAGAATTACTTTATTTCAGGAAGGAAAAGCCTATAAAGCAGCAAATATTGTATATGAGACTTTTAAAGGGAATATTGAAGCGGGCTTACATGCTTATCCTAAAAATGGAATTTATAACGATATCAAGGTAGATAACTTATACATTGCAACATTTAGTGAGTATTGCTCTACTAAAAGAATTGCAGGTCGTTCTAAACCAGTAATGCTTATTGATAGTAATAATAACATTGTTGAAGAATTCACGAGTACGACTGAAGCTCAAAACTACTTATATCAAGATCGTAGTGTGATTGCTCGTAAATGTAATAAGCGTTTGGAAGAAGATGGCTTAACTTATATATGGGCTAAAGATTATGAGGTGATGGCATGTTGCTAAGTGAAACGGTTAAACAAAATTATAAATATCCATGTAAAGGTAAAACGCCTACACAAGTCGAAAAAGAATTAGCTGAAATGGGTGTAGAAGGTTTTGTTATTCGCATGACAAATGTACATGTAACAATGCGAGTGCCTAAAGAAAATAAAATTATAAATAGGAAGTGTTTAAAGGATGGAAGTAGTAGAAAGTAAGTTTCTATCTAATAAGAACTTCATTAGACATCAAAGACTTTATGATGGAATGCAATATCTATTTAAAGAAGATGATACAGATAATTATTTTAGTGTAGTTAAACATCAATTTTCTTATGGAAATACAGAAGGCTTATATGAACTTGCAAAATGTAAACAAATCAATGGAATAAATCATCTTATAAGTGAACCAATCGGATATCTTTCAGTAGAACAAGTATTGGAAATTATTAATGGAGGAACAATAAATGACTAACACATTAACAGTTGATCAATTACAAAATCTATTACAAACACAAAAGGAATTTGATGATAGAATTCCAACACTTAATTTACAGGATAGCAAGATAGCATATGTAGTTGAGTTCTTTGAATGGTTTAACACATTGGAAACATTCAAAAATTGGAAGAAGAAACCAGGTAAGCCATTAGAAGAACAACTAGATGAATTAGCAGATTTGTTGGCATTTGGATTAAGTATTACAAATCAACAGGAGACTGATGAGATATTAATTAATTCTCTTGTAGATGCAATTGTGGAAGATAATAAACCACATAGTGAATTTGATTTTTCAGATTTCAAAATAACCAAAAACATAATTGGAGGCATTGGCCATGCAGTGCTTCGTAATGATGATATTTCAAGAGTTTTTACATTATCACTGCCTTTCGGTTTAGCAGTTCAATATTATTCAATCGACCAACTGATTGCAGCATACAAAAAGAAAATGGAGCGAAATCATGCAAGACAAGATGGAACAGCAGACAAAGATAAAGGCTACGTGTAAGAAGGACATAGTAGCAGAGATTAAAAGAATACTACGTAAAGAGTAGTGAGAATTAAAACGGAGTAACGAGGAGTAGATGAAAATAGAAGGTCAAATTAAATTAGCAAGAACAATTGTAGAACAGAAAGAATTTATTCAGTGGGACGGTACAGACAAGCATTATTATGAGATTGAAAGTTATTTAAGAAAAAGAGGACTTCATATTTTTAAATATACATCAGTGAGTGGTAAGGAATTAATCGAATATCCATGCGCACCTAATCAAACCTCGTTATGTGATAAATATGACTTTTTAATTATCCCAAGTTTAAATGTAAATAAGAAATACGCTTATTTAAGTAGCATTACTAAAAATGAATTTGAACAAATATACAGCGATTGGCAGAAAGTTGAATAGTAAAAGAGGTGCTAAAGAAGTGAGTAATTTTATCGGAAGTTTCAACATGCCTAAACAACAATTAAAAGAATTGTCTGATGCAAAATTGGCTATGCACTTTACGTATATGGAAGAACGATTCAAGCAATTAAATAAAATGAAGTTTGATTGTTTATTACCACTTGATAAAGATAGTTCAGAAATATTGGTAATACCTAGCAAAACTCAGAAAGAATTTAAAAATATATTCAGACAAGTGATGAAAGATAAAATCGCAGAGGCACATGCTGAATTTGTAAAACGTGATATTGGAACATACGAAACTAATGTAAAAGAGGTGCTGGGGAAGTGAAACAATTCTTGGTTAGGGAATTCACAGATAGCACAGGTTACGTTCATAGGCATGTAGAACAACCTAGAGAGAATGAACGTATGACGTTGGTAGAGGCAAAGGATAAGGAAGAAGCGAAAGAGAAACATAAGAAAATTACAGGGTTAAGCGAATGTCCTAATTGCAAAATGTTAGGTGGAAATCTAATGGCCAAAGATTATAACAGTCCAATCGAATATATGAGATGTAATCATTGTGGGCATAACTATCATAGATTAGGAGGTAAGTATGATGTTTAAACGCATACTTAAAGATTTATTCTTAATCGCTATGTATGAGTTAGGGAAGTATCTCACTTCTCTACTCATCACTATTTTAGAAAGCGAAGATGATATTGATACTGCACCGAATGACTTTGCATTAGAAACTGATCAATTTGATTTAAACAGAATTAAAGCAGAGGTGAGTGAGTAGTGTTCGAAAGAATAAAACAACCAATAATGTTTGCTAAACAAAAAGAAAAATGGGTTGCAGTTTTAGACGAACCTGAAAACAGAAAGTTATTTGAAGAAAAGTATTCGAACAATAACGGTGAATGGGAAATTTTCTATAAACCTCATGACGAGTTTTATAAAAGTTTAAAAATAGAAATAGAAAAAGAGAAAAAAGAAGTACAAGCAACAAGGGAAAAAGAAATCAAAAATCCAGATATAAATGAAGATATTAAACGTATAAACAGTAAAGAAAGTTTGGTTGATTATTTACTAAAAGAATACTATAACAGTTCCAAAATAATCATAGATGAGTTTTCAACTGACGCCGAAATATCAGAAACAAAACTCAAAGCTAATTATAATGAGTTATTAAAACTTAAAGATAAATATATTGGAGGAAAGTAATGGATTGGATAAAAATAATTTCTATAATCCTTCTGTTTTTCTTATGGGGGTATATTCTTTATAGATGGAAAAAGACTGAAAGAGAATTAGATAAATTTAGAGAAGTTGCTAGGCACTACTGGATGAGAAATATTGAATTAGAAAACCAATTAAACAACTATCGTAAGCTTGAAGAAGCAAAAATACAAGAAGCATGGATAAAAACATTGAACGCAGATAAATATGACACATATAAAAAACATGCAGTAAATCCAAGTCCATGTTTAGGCAAGTGAGGAGGAATAAGGTTGCTAACAGGAATAATATTACCGATACTCACGCTCATTGTAGTAGTAAATAATTTCAAGTTACGCAAAGACTTAGAAGTACAAGAATACACAAGCGCTTATCTATTTAGTAAATATGTTAAAGAATGTGATATGGATAATATTAAGCAGGAAATAGAAAGAGCGAAGAAACAGTTTAAGTAATGGAGGTAATCACTTGTACACACACGAACAAATAAGGGATATGATATTTGAATACCATTGGCGTAGAAATAGATTAGTAGATGAGGGATATACCAAAGAGAGTAACGGTACTGCTCAATATGGTATAGAGGCTACTATGCCTAAAGGTAAAGGACATACTTCAAATAAGGTATTGAATATCGTCACACGTAATGACACATTGTACAGAGTGTTGTACAAACATATAGAAGTTGTAGAGTTTATAGATAAGTATGAACATAAGATAAATGATGATATGAACCTTAATATCTTGTATGAGTTTAAGAAAGGGAAGAACTTTACTCAAGTTAAAAAGATTATGAAGATTGGTAGGGATAACTTAAACAAAAGAATAGATGAGATTGTGAACAGTTATATCAATCAACAAGAACAACACAAACAACCACATCAACACAAACAACAACTTCAACAAGATAAGCAACATCAACACTAATTTTTAATATACTTATATAAGTTTTATAATTGAGTTAACACGATATGAATATACAGGCACATCACATAGGTGGTGTGTCTTTTTGTTTGGAGTTAATGAAGATGAGTAAAACATATGCAGACTATATAGAACAACGTACAAAGAATAAAGGTTTCTACTCTAATGCTAAGTGGCGTAAGACAAGATTAAAAGTATTAGCAAGAGATCATTTTGAATGTGTGATGTGTAATGCAGAAGGTAGATTGACGATTAATCAGAAACAATCACTAGAAGTTGACCATATCAAAGAGTTAGAAATAAGACCAGATTTAGCATATGAACTTTCTAATCTAAGAACACTATGTAAATTCCATCACAACAAACGTCATGGAAGATTTGAACATAATCCAAACAATCGTAAAAACAAATTCAATGACGAACAATGGTAAATCCCCCCGTCTGAATAAATCGCTTGATGAAAGCCTTTGCGGAAACCGGCGCTTGGGTCAACTCCGCAGATTTATCTTTCAAAAAGACACGTAAGGGGGCTTGACAAATTAAAAAATAAATAAATAAAAAAATATGTAAAGGGGGGAGGGGGTTGAAAAAAGATAAATATCTTAAAGATAAATTAACTTCTAACCAAATTAAACGAATCAATGCTTCTGAAGATTACTTATTGCAGCAAATAGATGCGGATAATGATATAGAAGTAGAAAAAGTAGAACGATATATTAATTTATTAAAGTTGTTTTATGCTTTGGACATTTATATTGAACAATCTGGACCTATAACAGTAGTTAAAAATGCATCGCAAGAATATGTTAAACCTAATCCAGCTATCGCAGAAAAGAATAAAGTAAATGGATCATTACTTGCATTAGAAAAATCATTCCACTTAGAAAGAAAAGCCGAAGAAAGACGCAAGCAAGAACAAGCGAAAGGACCTGATTTAACATGAAGATACCTAAATATGTTACAGACTATATAGAAAAATACAAATCAGGCAACGTTATCTTTAATAAAGAGCGCGTTAGACTTGTTTCTTTTTTAGAAGATAATATCTTGCAACGTGATGACCTTTATTTTGATGATCAAAAAATAGAAGATTATATCAAATTTAGTGAGAAATGGTTTTTTAAACTACAAGATTTTCAAAAATTCATTTCATGTTTTGTGTTCTTATATGAAAAAGATACCAAAACACCTTATTTCTCAGAGTTCTTTATTTCAATGGCTCGTGGTGGTGGTAAAAATGGCTACATTAGTACGTTAGCAGCGTTTTTTATGACACCATTACATGGTATCCCTAAATACAATATGTCAGTAGTAGCTAATAGTGAGAAACAAGCGCTAGTAAGCTTTAGAGAAATCTATGAAATGATAGAAAGTAACAATTTATATATTACAGGTGAGCGACCTAATAACCCTTTTTATTTAAGTAAAGTGTATGTGGAAGGAACAAGCACCAAGTCACAATTCTTATTCGATACTTCTAATGAAAAAACAAAAGATGGCGCTCGTGAAGGTTGTATTTTCTTTGATGAAGTACATGCTTATGAAAAAGATACAATCATTAACATCAAACGAAGTGGATTAGGTAAGGTTGCACATCCACGTACTTTTTACATCGGTACTGACGGATATGTCAGAGAAGGTTTCTTAGATAGATTAAAAGAAAGAGCGGACAACGTATTAAAAGGTATAAACCCTGAAGATAGATTATTCCCTTTTATCTGTAAAATTGATGATAAAGAAGAAGTAGACAAACCAGATTTATGGGAGAAAGCAAACCCTATGTTCGAAAATCCAAAAAGTGAATATGGCGCTCAATTATTCAAAGAAGTTCATCAACAATATTTAGGACTTCAATTTAATCCATCTAATCGACCAGAATTTATGACTAAACGAATGAACATGCCTGAAACAGATACACAAAGTGTTGTAGCACCTTGGGATGACATTATGGCAACTAATCGACCTATTCCACCACTTGAAAATAATGAATGTATTGGTGGACTTGACTATGCAAGTTTAAAAGACTTTGCAGCAGTCGGTTTACTTTTTAGATCGGGTGATGATTATATTTGGAAAACTCATTCATTTGCCAGAAAAGAATTTCTTGATAAATACAAATTAAAGCCACCTATTCACGAATGGGAGAAAAGAGGTTTATTAACTATTGTAGATGAACCAACAATAAATCCTAAACATATTATTGATTGGTTTATCGAATCACAGAAGAATTACGGATTACAAAAAGTTGTAGCAGATAACTTCCGAATGGACTTACTTAGACCTCTATTTGAAGATGCAGGCATCGAATATGAAGTGATAAAAAATACACGCGCTATTCAGTCCTTACTTGCACCAAGAGTTGAAGATATGTTCGCACAACATCATCTCATCTTTGGTGATAACCCTTTAATGCGTTGGTACACGCAAAATGTTGCCGTTAAGATACGTAAAGATGGCAACAAAGAGTATGAAAAGAAAGAACCGATAAGACGTAAAACTGACGGTTTCCAAGCTTTTATACATGCATTGTATAGAGCAGATGATTTAAAAGATTCTAATTTGGAAGAAGAAATCAATCTGTTAAGAAGCTTGAGATTTTAAAGGAAGGAGGAAGTAAGCTATGGGACTGTTCGATAAGTTATTCCGAAAGAATAAAGAAATTTCATGGATGTATGACTTAGAACTTTTACAAGATACAAGTTCTAAAGCCTACATTAAAAGAATGGCTTTAAATGTGGTCGTTGAATATGTAGCAAGAACAATCGCTCAATCTGAATTTAGAGTAAAAGAAAACGATCATGTCACTAAAGATGATATATATTATCTATTGAACGTTCGACCTAATCCTAACCAAAACGCTACACAGTTTTGGCAGAAATTCATTTATAAACTTCTTGTTGATAATGAAGCATTAATCATTAAATCAGATGATGATTATTTGTATGTGGCAGATGATTTTGAACATGAAACAGAATTAGGACTATTACCACATCGTTTTAATTCGGTTATGGTGAATGATTATAAATATAATCGCTACTTTTCAATGGATGATGTGATTTATTTAGAATATGCCAATGAAAAACTAGATAAATTCTCATTAGGACTATTTGAAGATTATGGTGAAGTATTTGGCCGTATGTTAAATATGCAACTCAAGAAAAATCAAATACGAGGTATTTTGAATGTAGATACTACAACGTTGTCTACGGAAGCCATCCAAGATTATATTGATATGATATTTAACACTTTTGAGAAAAACCAAGTTGCAGTTGTACCTTTAACCAAAGGTTTAGAGTACGAAGAACATTCAACAAATAATTCTAGTGCGAAGGGTTCAGATTTCAAAGAATTAAGGCAAGCAATTGAAGATATTCTTATTTATATTGCACGTATCATAGGTGTAGCACCTTCTCTTATATTAGGAGAAAACGCAGACTTAGAAAAAGCGATTGAAGCAACAAATCAATTTTGTTTTAAACCGTTAACTAAGAAATTAGAACGTGAGTTAAACGCTAAATTATTCTTTAAATATGAATACTTAAAAGATAACAAACGTATCGAAATTGTCGGTATAGATAAGAAAAATCCAATTGAATTAGCAGAAGCCATTGATAAGTTACGTTCTTCTGGTACATATACTGGTAATCAGATACGCGTCATGCTTGGTGATGAACCTGGAGATGATGAACACTTAGATGAATATGTACTGACTAAGAACTATGAATCAGTTTCACCAGTTGGAGGAGGTGAGACTAATAATGAGTAATCCGATTGTAAGAAATGTCACGCCAGTTTTTAGAAACGAAACTAAGAATAACAAGCACATTTTAACATTGTCAGGCACTATTGCTAACTTATCTTTTCTTGACGGCACTATCAGCGCTAAAGCTGTGAAAGATTCGCTTGATAATGTTAAAGAAGATATTGTTATTCGCTTAAATTCTGGCGGTGGTGATGTGTTTGAAGGGATAGAAATCTATAATTACTTAAAGTCCTTATCAAATCACATTACAATTGAAGTCACTGCATTAGCTGCAAGTGCGGCATCATTAGTTGCAATGGCAGGAGATAAGATTATCATCCGAACAGGCGCAAATATGATGGTACATGAGGCTTCTACAATGGCTTTTGGTAACAAATCAGACATTCAGAAAACATTGAACGCTTTAACTGCAATTGATACATCTATTGTTGATATTTATCACGATAGAACTGGTTTAGATCGTGATGAGATTGTTAATCTAATCACTAATGAAACATGGTTAACTGCAGATGAAGCAATCAATAAAGGTTTTGCAGATGAGAAATCATCTCGTAAATCTGTTGAGAAGCAGAAAGAAGGTGTAAAGAACGTGGGGAATTCAAAATATGTAGCAAAATTGAAAGAACAGTTACAAATCATTAATTCTATGATTGATGAAGCAGAAGAAGGAACACCAGGTGAACCTTCAAGTGATGATTCAAATGAACAACGTATTGCAGATTTGGAAAACGAAGTTAAAAACATTAAGTCACGCCTAGATAAATTAGAAAAGGGCGAGGACAAAGGTAATGAAGGCCAAGGCGGAGGTACTAATCCACCGCCAAAAGAAAATAAATTTTCAAGATTTGCATTTTAAGTAGCTATTAACAATTGATGTTAATGGCTATTTTTTATGCATAAATTTAAGGAGGAATATTAATGCCTATCAAAGTAGGAGAGAAATTAAAAAACTATCAAGATCACAAAGCACACTTCGCAGAATTAGTTCGCAATGGTGCAAGTGACGAAGAACAATCAAAAGCATTTGGAGAAATGATTGATGCATTATCAAACGATTTACAAGAAGAAATTTCAGCAGAAGTAAATAATCGTGTAGTAGACAACGGTATTTTAGCTAAACGCTCACAAGATCCTTTAACTTCAGAAGAACGTAAATTCTTTAATGAAATCAATACAGAAGTAGGATATAAAGAAGAAAAATTATTACCTGAAACAGTTATCGAACGTGTGTTTGATGATTTACAATCAGAACATCCATTACTTTCGAAAATCAACATTCAAAATGCAGGTTTAGTAACACGTATCATTAAAGCAGAACCAACAGGCCAAGCTGTTTGGGGTAAAATCTTTGGTGAAATTAAAGGTCAATTAGATGCAGCGTTTGATGAAGAAGAATTCAAACAATCTAAATTAACTTGTTTCGTAGTTATCCCTGATGATTTAAAAATGTTTGGACCTAACTGGGTAGAACGTTTTGTTCGTACTCAAATTGAAGAAGCTATTTCAGTTGCTTTAGAAGCTGCTTTCTTAACTGGTGAAGGTGCATCTAAAGACCAACCAGTAGGATTAATGAAAGATATTCAAGAAAATGGCGGTGTAGTTGATAAAACTCCTTCTGGCACTTTAACTTTTGCAGATGCAGATACAACTGTAAATGAATTAAAAGACGTATTAAAAGGCTTATCTGTTAAAGAAAACGGTAAAGAAGTAAATATTGACGGTAAAGTTGTATTAGTAGTTAACCCACAAGATTCATGGGATGTACAAGCACGTTACACTTACTTAACTGCTAATGGTGGTTTTGTAACAGTATTACCTTATAATGTACAAATCGTGTCATCTGAGTTTGTTCCAACAAATAAATTAGTTGCGTTTGTATCAGATCGTTATGATGCAGTACGTGGTGGCGGATTAACAGTTAAAAAATTCAACGAAACATTAGCTTTAGAAGATTGTATTTTATACACTGCTAAAACTTTTGCTTATGGTCAACCAGCTGACAATAATGCATCACGCGTATATGACTTAGAATTATCTACTGCAGTTCGTACTTCAACTCCTGCAGGTGGAACTACAGATGGTGCAGCACAAGCCTAAGAAAGTAGTTGATACTAATGCCAAGCGTTAAGATATCGGATGAAATTTTAGATGAATTTAAAGAATACACTAAGATTTCTCATGATACGGAAGATGAACACTTATTACGTGTTTTAAATATGTCTTACGAGAACTTAGAAACACGTTTTGGCGTATTTGATATTAATAGTAATTTAAATGGTAAAAACTTAGTTTTTGCACGCGCTCGATATGATTATGAAGATTTATTAGAGTTCTTTAACGATAATTATCAAGATGATTTGTTACACTTTGGCTTTTTGACATTAAGAGAGCGTGATGTAAATGAAAAGTAAATTTAAAAAACCGTTTATTACAACAAAAAAGTTAAATACGCGTGTTCATTTTTATGAGTATCAAGAGAATGAAGGACCAGAAGCAGGTGTAAAACGTAAAAGAGTTTTATATCATTGTTGGGCATACGTTCCACAGTGGAAAATGACTGAATTACAACAAGCGATTGCAAATGGTACAGAACATGATGTGAAGATATTTATACGTGAAACACACGGTCAATATATACCAAATGAAAAGCATTACGTTGCAATAGATTCGCCATATATTCATCAAGATTTGAATATTAAATTAGTACAACCTGATGTAGAGAACGAACAATTTTTAATGTTAACTGCAGGGGTGGTATCTAATGGCGAGTAATAATTTTAGTGGTATTCGTGCAGATGGATTAAAACAACTTCAAAAAGATTTGGAGAATAGATTTAGTCGTCAAAGAATGAACAAAATCATAGATAAGGCGTTGATTAAGGCAGGAAATATTGTTTTAGACGCTATCAAAAGTAATATTCGTTACTTTAGAGATACTGGCGCAGAGTATGAAGAGGCTAAGTTATCAGCGCCTTATTGGGATAAAGGTGTTCGTTCTGTTCGAGTATATTGGGAAGGACCACATCATAGATATTCTATTGTTCATTTAAACGAGAAAGGCTTTCATGCTAGAAATGGTAAGTTTATTCGCCCTAAAGGTTTTGGGGCGATAGATAAAGCATTGCGTACAGCTGAGAAAGAGTTTTATAAAACGGTACAGGAAGAAGTGGAGAAATTACTATGATTGATATATTAAATAAAATATACAGCGTCCTAAAAGATGACGAAAAACTAATGAAAATACTAGATATCAAGAATGTAAAGTTCAATGACTATCCTGACGTTAAAGACATCACAAAGCCTTATGTCGTATTAGATGACTTTGATGATCCTATTCCCGAAGTACATTATGACGGAGAACGTGCAGCGTATAGTTATATTGTTCAAATAGATGTATTTGTGAAAGCTAATGCAGATTACAATGCACGATTAAGAAGAAACGAAATATCACAACGTATTAGTGATTTGCTCTGGAAAGAATTCAAAGCAGGGCAAGTAAGTAATTTAGGAAATGAATATAACAAAGAATTTGCTTTGTATCGCTCAACAAGACGATATGAAGCAATTTTTTATGAGGAGGAAAATTAAATGGTTAAATATGCTAAAACACCAAAATCATTTATCAATATTAAAGATTTAGGTTTCGCTTTATTAGAAACAGATGAATTAGACGGTACTATCAAATATTCAAATGTAACACAAACTCGTGGTTTACAAGAAATTTCAGTAGAAACTGGTGGAGAAATTGTTAATGCTTACGCTGACGGTTCAATCATTGAATCAGGCACTACTGATGGTGAAGGTAAAATTTCTATGACAATGCATGCTTTCCCACAAGAAATTCGTGAGTTAATCTTTAATGAAATTTATAACGAAACTGGAGTATATTCTGAAGAACGTGGTAAACAAAACAACTATGTAGCAGTATGGTTTAAACGTGAACGACGTGACGGATCTTATCAACAAGTTGGTTTAACTAAAGTTATGTTTGCTGATCCAAACTTAGAAGGTAAAACTGCCGAAGAAGATTGGGAATTCAGTTCAGAAGAATCAGAAGGTACTGCAATGCACCGTGTAGCTGACGGTAAACGTAAAATTTTATTCGATAGTTCTCGTGAAGGCGCTGATGTTGATTCATTCTTCCAAGAATTATTAAATGGTGCTTATGACAGTAAAACAGAAGTAGACACAGCTTCTGCATAAGGAGTGTTGATTCATGGTTCAATATAAAGTTTTGAAAGATGCTAACGACCTTAAGACTGGCAAAGAATATCGTAAAGATGAGGTTGTGGAAGAAAAAGTAAAAGTAGTCGACGACTTTGAAAAACGTTTAAAGAAAAAAGGTTATGAATTACCATTCTTTGAACGTGTTGAAGATAAATAAATTAATCTTTAGGACTGCATTTAGCAGTCCTTTTATTTCGAAATAAAAAGGAGATATTAAGACATGTCAAACAAATTAAAACGTAACTACATTCGTTTAGTAGAAAACCCAGAAGCAGAAGAAATTAAATTAGAAACATATTTAACACCACATTTTATTCCGTTAGATGTTTTATATGAATCAGTGGATATCATGGCTGAATTAGAGAAAGCAGAAAATGGAGAAGTTGAATTATCATTCAAAGAACAATTAGATAAATTAATTGATGTAGTAGTTAAGATTTATGGTAAACAATTCACTGCTAAAGATATTAGAAATCGTCTACATGCGCCTGACGCACTTGAAACATTACAAAAACAAGTACAATTCATTGCTAATGGCCAACAAGACGAGGAAACAAAAAAGTTTATTCAGAGCATCAGCTAAACAAATTAAAAAAAGAAGATTTAACTTACAATGGCATGTTGAAGAATTTAGATAAAGTCGTAAAAGATATGGTGGAAAACGGTACACCAGCAAACCAAGTTCTTGAAATGCCATTTTATTATATACTTCAAATTTTAGATGAACGTCATCTAAATACTGTTGATACTGATGAAAAAGCCGATGCGCTATTCTCTGCATTGTAGCCTTAGTCATTGGTACTAAGGCTATTTTTTTATACCTAAATAAGGAAGGAGGGACAGTAAGTGGCTGAATCAAGATTTAAAGGTTTATCAATATTAATGAATATGCGTGACGTTGGTATTGACCGTACAATGAAACAAATACGAGCGCAATTCAAAACATTAGATTCAGAAATGCGTAGATCTAATGCTAATTTCAAGCACTCAGAGAAAAACATGCAGTCTTACGCCACAAGAACAAAAGAATTAACTAAAGCGATTGATGTAACTGAAAACTCTATGAAAGATATTTCTAATCAGTTAAAGAAAATGACTTTGGAAGAACAACGTTCTAGTGTTGAAGCCGAAAAGTTACGCCAAGAATATAGTAAGCAACATAGAGCGTTACAAATGTATCAACGACAATTGAACTCAACTGAACAAGAGATGAAACAATTCGGTACAACGACTAAACAAACGATTTTCTCAATGAAAAAGATTAACGATGTTCTAGGTACAATGAAACGTCAACTTAACATTGCAAATATGGCATTTCAAAGTACAGAAAAATCTACAAGTAGTTATAAAAATTATTTAAATCAACTCAACACAGTTATTCAAAAACATCAAAATACAATTAGAGTATTAGAAGGTCGCTATCAAAAGATTGCTAGAGAACAAGGCGTTATGAGTAAAGAAGCGTTAGAGTTAAAAGAGAAAATCTTACAGGAAAAAGCAACTTTAGGGCAACTGGACAATCAATATAAGAAAACGACTATGGAAGCTAAACGTTTTGCATTTGAACAAAAAACATTAACTGCTTCAATGTCTGAAATTCGACAAAAAATGTCGCAAGTAGCACAATCTTTAACAATTAGCGCTAATAAATTCAAAATGAGTGGTCAAACTGCTCAAGCATATAAAGCGCGCATTTCTGAATTGAACAATGGAATGAAACAACAGCAACTTATTGTTCAAAATTTATCTAGACAGTATGACTTTGCTAAAAAACAATACGGTGCTACAAGTCAAGAAGCACAACAGCTTAACATAAAGTTATCTGAAGAACGTTTGAAATTAAAAGAGTTAAATACTCAATTAAATCAAACAACACAAGCACATAACCGTCTAGAAATGGAACAAAAACAAGGCATTTCTTCTATGACTCAAATTAGAGCGAAGATGTCACAGTTTAACGATACGTTATCTCTATCAAGAAGCAATCTTGCTCGTGCAGGAGAAAGTGTAAAAGCCTATGGAAGTCATTTAAACGCACTTAAAACTAATATGTCAGAGCAACGTGTAGTGTTAAGAGAATTAATCGCACAATACAACCATGTAGCCACTGCACAAGGACGCGACAGTCAAGAAGCTAGAGAATTATCTAGTGCTATCACTCAACAAAAAATTAAGATGAATGAACTTGAGAGCGAACTAGATCAAACTACGCAAAGCTATAAACGACTAGAAACAGAACAACGCAATGCAGAACGATTATCTTCAAGTGGCTTTGGCAGAAGTATTCAAAGCGTTAATAAGTATAAAGAATCTATCAACAATGTAGGCTCGTCAATGAGAAACGTAGGCTCTAATATGAGTTTATACTTTACTCTTCCAGTTGTAGCTGGTTTTGGTGCTGCAATCAAAACTGGTGCAGATTTTGAGCAACAAATGGCTCGAGTAGGTGCAATTGCTGGGTCATCTAAAACAGAATTAAAATCGTTAAGTGATCAAGCGGTAGACTTAGGTGCAAAAACTTCTTTATCTGCGTCTGAAGTAGCTAAGGGCATGGAAGAACTTGCTGCATTAGGTATGAGTACAAATCAAATTATGAAAGCTATGCCAGGTGTTATTTCAGCAGCTGAAGCAAGTGGTTCAGACTTAGCAACGACTGCTTCCATAATGGCTTCATCTTTGAACTCATTTAATTTGAAGGCAAATGATTCAAGTCATGTAGCAGATTTATTAGCAACTGCAGCAAACGACAGTGCAGCAGATATTCAATATATGGGAGAAGCACTTAAATATGCAAGCACGCCTGCTCATGCATTAGGTATAACATTAGAAGATACTTCAGCAGCGATTGAAGTTATGAGTAATAGTGGTTTAGATGGTAGTCAAGCTGGTACTGCACTTCGTGCTTCGTTTATCAGATTAGCTAAACCAACTAATCAATCGCAAAAAGCGATAGACAAATTAGGTATTTCACTTACTAATTCAAAAGGAAAATTTGTAGGAATGCCTAACTTAATAGGGCAATTTAAAAATTCCTTACAGGGCATGACGAAGGAACAGAAATTAGCTTATGTAGCTCAAATTGTAGGAACTGAAGCTGCAAGTGGTTTCTTATCATTAATCGATGCAGGACCGGATAAGATTAAAAAATATAGTGATTCTTTAAAAGACTCAAATGGTGCTTCTAAAGATGCAGCAGATAAGATGAAAGATAATCTTAAAGGATCATTAGAACAACTTCAAGGTGCATTTGAATCTTTAGGTATTACGATAGGTAAAGCTTTCTCTCCAGCTTTGAGAAAATTAGCTGATGTTGTAACTGCACTTGTAAGTAAATTCTCATCTTTACCTACACCGGTTATTGTTATAACTACATTGTTTGTAGGATTAGTGGCAAGTATTGGACCATTATTAATGCTTACTGGATTATTAGCACATAGTATCGTAGGTATCTCAGAAGCTATGAAGTTACTTAATGATACTAAAAGCGGGGCTAAGTTCTTTAGCCTATTTAATGGTGGTATTAAAGGAGTTTTACCTAATATAGGACAACTATTAACTAAGATACCTTTAATTGGTGGACTGATGACTACTTTAACAGGTCCAGTTGGTATCGCAGTTGCAGCTATTGCAGGTATAGGAACAGCTTTTGTAGTTGCTTATAAAAAATCAGAAACATTTAGAAATATTGTTAATTCTGTAATAGAGCCAGTCATTAATAGCTTTAAAAAAATGTGGGGAGTAGTTAAAACCATATTTGAAGCATTAAAAAAACTATTATCTGGAAACTTCTTGCCGACACTTGATTTACTTTCAAAAATAATGCCAAAAGAAACAGCAACTAAATTGACAATGAGATTGTTACAAATTCGCCAATTATTTGTAGATGCTTTTAATTCTATATTTGATTTTGTCAAAGAGATTGGTAAAAAGTTAACAGATTTTTGGGCTAAAAATGGTGATACCGTTATACAAGCGTTAAAAAACATCGGTAATTTCTTCGTTGACTTTTTTGTATATCTTAAAGATCTCATTGGACCAAACCTTAGAGATTTAGGTAACTTAGTTCAATCAATATTTATGAACATTCTTGTTCCAGTTATTAAGGGCGCTATGAATATCATTTTAGGCATAATGAAATTTGTGTGGCCTTTTATTAAAGTTCTTGTAGTAGATACTTGGAATAATATTAAAAATATCATTAGAGCTGCGTTAGATGTGATACTAGGTATTGTTAAAATTTTCTCTGGTATTTTCACAGGACAGTGGAAATTAGTTTGGGAAGGTGTCAAACAAGTATTTAAAGGCGCATTAGTTTTAATCTGGAACTTAATACAATTATGGTTTATCGGAAAAATATTGAAAGTTGTAAAAATATTTGGTGGTTTCTTTAAGTCAGTTATTAGTAAATCATTTAATGGTGTAAAAAACATCATTGGTAATGTTTTAAGATTTATATGGAACATTATTAGTACAATATTTAGAAAAATCTTATCAATAACTCAAACGATATTTGGTGCAGTTCGACGATTTATAAGCGTTGTTTTCCATGCAATAAAAAATGTTGTAGTAAATTCAGTGAAAGCTATCTTTAACGGAGTGAAAAGATGGTTTACTGCAGTTAAGAATATTACACATACAATCTTCAGTGCTTTAAAACAATTTATATATAAGATTTGGACTTCTATAAAAAATAAAGTTGTTTCTTTAGCTAAAGCTTTAAGTAACGGTGTTAAAAATATATTTAATAGTTTATCTAAAGTAACGCGTAGCATTTTCAATAAATTAAAAAGCTTTATGTTAAATGTATGGCGTAATATAAAAAATACTGTTATAAAATTAGCTAAAGGTCTGTGGAATGGTGTTAAAGCTACATGGAACGCTTTGTCTAAAGTAACACGTAGTATCTTTAATAAGCTAAAAAACTTCATGTCTAATGTATGGCGTAGTATTAAGAATACTACTGTCAAACTTGTTAAAGGACTATGGTCAGGTGTAAAAGCTATATGGAATACTCTATCACGTTTTACACGCAGTATATTCAATAAACTCAAGAACTTTATGAGTAGTGTTTGGCGTAACATTAAGAATACAACAGTACGATTAGCAAAAGCTTTATGGAGTAGTGTTAAAGGTACTTGGAATAGTTTATCAAATGGAACGCGTAATATTTTTAACAAAGTTAAAAGTTTTATGTCGAACACTTGGCGCAGTATCAAGAATACGACAGTCAACATGGCTAAAAGTTTATGGAATAGTGTTCGGAGAACGTTCAATAATATGGCTGGTGGACTTAAAAGCATTATTGGAAAAATCAAAGGTCATATTACTGGAATGGTTAAAGCTGTAAAAAGCGGATTGAATAAACTTATAGATGGCGTTAACTGGGTAGCTGGAAAATTAGATATGCCTAAGTTACCTAAAATAAAACTCTCTACTGGTACTGAAAGTACACATACTCAAAGCTATATTACAAAGGGTAAACTTAATCGTAATACTTTAGCGACTGTTGGAGATAAAGGTCCAGGCAATGGTCCAGGTGGTTTTAGACATGAAACAGTTATTCCGCCTAGCGGTAAAGCTTTCATCACACCAGCTACAGATACAACAATTCCACTTGCCAAAGGAACTCGTATTTTAAATGGCGAACAAACTCATGCTATGTTGAGTAATAATATGGTCCCTAAATTCAGTATAGGTACTAAGATTAAAGAGTTTGGGGCTAATATGTTTGATAGTGGTAAAAGTTTAGTAAAAAAAGGTGTAGGCAAAGCTAAAGATATTGGTGGTACTGTTGAGAAGAAAACTGCAAAAACTGTAGCTAAAGGAATTGAAATAGGGACTAACGTTGCTGATACAGCTAAAGCAGTTAGTAGTACGGTGATTAAAGGTATTGGCGATGTGTTTGATTATGTTTCACATCCAGGTAAGTTAGTATCTAAAATCTTTGAGAAAGTCGGTTTTAATTTTGATTTCTTAAAAGGTGCTGAACTCCCTTATATGCTTATGCAAGGCGCATATAAAAAATTAAAAGAAGGAGTTAAATCGCTATTTAGTGGTTGGTTAAGTGATGCAGGCGGTGGTGACGGTTCATCATTCACTCATTTCCCTATAACTACTGGTTATTACCCTCGTGGTGGCGCACCTGGTTATGGATTTAATAGCGGTGCTCACTTTGGTATCGACTATGGCGCTCCATATGGTACAACAATTAATGCTACAAATGATGGTGTAGTAAAAGGTATTCATAACTTCGGCGGAGGACTTGTAGCTAGATTATTAACAGGTCAATTCACATTGTTCTTTATGCATTTATCTAAAATATTAAAAGAAGGTAAAATTAAAGCTGGAGAACCGATGGCTAAAACAGGTAACTCTGGACATTGGACTACAGGTCCGCACCTTCACTTCCAAGTTGAAAAAGGTCGACACGATACAATCACCAATGCAAACACAGTTGATCCAGCTAAATGGTTAGCTGGCCATGGTGGTGGAGGTGGTAGTGCACCTAAAGCTGGTATAAAATGGGCTCCACAAATAAAACAAGCATTACGTATGAATGGTTTACCAACATCATCTGCTTATGTTAATGCATGGGCACGTTAAATTGATAGTGAAAGTAGTGGTAATCCAAGAGCAGTACAAGGCGGATATGTCGATGCTAATACTGGTGGTAATGAAGCAAAAGGTCTAGTACAAGTTGCGAGAAATACATTTAATTCAATGAAGTTTCCTGGACATGGTAATGTATTTAATCCTTTAGATAACTTATTAGCTGGTATTCATTGGGCTAAATACAAATACGGTAAAAATATGTTAAGTGTTATTGGTCACGGTCATGGTTACGCCACAGGTGGCTTAATCAAAAATGCTGGTTGGTACAACATTGCAGAAGGTGGTTATCCTGAGTGGGTAATTCCTACTGATCCATCTAGACGTAATGATGCTATGAAGATGTTGGCACTTGCAGCACAAGACATAGATAGAAAAAGTAGCACTAGAGGAAATAAACGACCTAATAACTTAAAGACACCTAATAACTTTTATTCAAATAATAATGATGAGTTATTACTACAAATGATTGAGCAACAACAGCAACAAATTAATTTATTAATGGAAATTGCTAGAAGTAATAGAGGTATCGAGAATAAAGAAATGGAAGTCAATTTAGATGGTAAAAGTTTAAATAAAAACAATAATAAACATCAAGCATTAAATAATGCTACAAGATTAATGGGAGGTCGATAAACATGCCATTTACTATTTTCGACCCTAATATGAATAAAATAGATTATCCAGCTGGCGTTACGCCACTGGATTTTTTAGTATCTGCAATTGAAAAAGAACGATACATCGAAACTGTCAATGGTATTCCAGGAAATGTGAACTATGGCTTTGATTATAAAGAAAGAGAAGTAACTTTAAACTTTTGGCTTAGACATTACCATGGCGAACACGACCAAAAGTTATTAAAAAGCGAACTGTATGCAATGTTGGATAGTCAACCTTATTTTTATGTGAGTGACGATAGATTACCGACTAGAGTACTTAAACTAGCAATAGATGAACCGTATTTACCTGATAGGATAAACGGCTCAAACATATCTACTTTAGAAGTAAAGTGTCAAATTATCGGCTTACCATTTTGGCGTACAAAATATACCACTCAAGATATCGAAAAAGAAGGATATGAATCTTTAACCGAAGAGTTTGGTATGGCTGACGGTATTAATCAAGATATGGCAAATTACAGATTTCAATCTTCTGTTTTTAGTGTGTGGAATGGCGGTAACGTTACAATTGATCCACGTCAAATGCATTTAGATATTAGAATTTGGCATTCAACAAGTAAAGGTAATGCAACCATTGAAAATCTAACAACAGGCGATAAAGTAATCATTTATCGTGAACATACAGATAGTTTTATTAATTTAATAGGCTCAAAAGTGATGTTGGCAGATACGAATTGGTTAAGAGAATCGAATAGACAATATATCACACTAGCACCTGGAGAAAATAAAATACGAATCTCCAATACTAACTTTAGCGATGTAACGTTTGATTTTCCTTTCTATTTTAAATAAGGAGCGTGATTAGATGGGTAGAAGAGTAATTAAGAGCCTATGGAATCGTGATAATTTATTAGATTTAAATGAAAATTTTGTAGAACTCTATAAAGATGTAAGAAATAGTTATAGCATAAGTTCTGGTTTTATATCAGAAGCACAAAACATTTTAGAAAATGCGAAAAAGTATAATTTAGACAATCAAGATGTTAAAAGACAACTAGATAATATAGTTTTAAAATCGGGAGACTCCAATGTTGAAGTAGCACAAGCAAGACGTACATTTCCAACATTAAATGCACGATTAGATAATGAATTTCAAAGATTAATGGATAGCGAAGCGAAAGCTAATAGAGCAGTTGTTGCTACATCAAAGAGAAAGTTTCCTATGCTTACTTTTATAGATGATGATGGTAGAACAGAATTAAAACAAAAATGGGAACCTATCTTAAAAGAAAAGAAAAATAAACTAACTGTTGCATTAGTAACGAGTTGGGTAGATAACGAAGCACCTACAGTTATTCATTGGGATGAAATCCATCGTTGGAAGGAAGAATACGGTGTAGAATTTGTAAGTCATACACATACTCATCAACGTGCAAATAGTTTAACGCCAATTCAAGTTGAAGATGAACTAAGTCAAGCTAAAGCGATATTAAAAAGAGAAGGTCTAACACATGATATTATTGTGCAGCCTTTTGGTGAGAATACAGAAGATGTTAGACGTATTAGTAGAGATTATGCTAAAGCAAACTTTGGTATTAAAGAGTTTGTTAACCAAACACCTTTTGACACTTTTAATGCTAAAAGAATATCACTTGCAGATAGTTTTAATAATACATGGGAAGATTATAAGAAAGTATTAGATGAAGCTATTGCTACAAATGGTTGGGTAGTCTTTAAATCTCATTCACAGTACACAAGTTTTGACAGTAATCAAATTGAACTCATTAAAAAAATCATTGATTATGCAAGAACTAATGGCATAGTAAATGTGGATTTAGAAGAAGGACTACAATACTTTGGTAATATTATTGATTTAGGGGACTATACAGCACGTGAACAAGCAGGAGTACATTACTATGTGTTAGATCGTGATGGCAAAGTTTATTCAAATACTAATTCAAAAGATTTTTGGGCGTATAAATATAATTCTGTAGACTTTAATACACCTGTCACTTTCTTTGAACCTAATACAACAAGTACAACCACCATTGTAAGTTCAGCTTCGTCACCATTTCCGACTACTAAGCCTGGTACTTTAATTACATTTAGGGGAGATAGCATTACTTTAAGCTATCAATTATATATCCCTTCAATAAACGATCAGATTTATAAACGTCGTTGGGACGATACAGCACAGGGTTGGACATCATTCAAAAAAATAGTGACAGATAATGTGGAATACTTTACAAGACATTACACGTCAGCAATTAAAATCAATGCTAATAGTACGTATGACGTTGATATCTCTAATGCAGTGTTAACAAGTTTAGGATTTAAAGCAGGGGATTTAATATATGGTTCTCCAGAAATTAAATTACCAGATGGAGTAATTTATAACGTTATGATAGTTACTGATAATACAATCACTGTAAGATATGCAAATACGACAAGTAGTCCTATTAATGTTAATGCAACAAACTTTAATTTTAAAATTAGTAGAGTGAAGTAGGTGGAATAGTGGCTTTTATTAAATCACCTTATGAAAATATATATGACGAAACGTTATATAACGGTAATGGTTATTATAATTCAAATGGAACATTTATAACCGATAAGACGTTTAAATATATGGATAAGCAAAGAACTGATTTTTTAGGTAGAGGATATGTAGTTATGCGTAACTACACTCTACCTTATTTTTATACGACTTATTGGGATAGATTTGGTAATTTCTTGTATACAGAAAAATGTACTTTAACTAATGGAGTGTATCGTTTTCCAGTTTTATCTACAGAAGCTAATGACGTTTCATTTTCCTTTCATGATAGTCAAGAAGATATCGAGATATTCAAATACGGTAAATATTACTATTTAGAAGCTGTCATCCAACACACCCAAGAAATTAATGGTGATGAAAAACTCGAATTAGATATTGAATATACTCAGAATAATGGTGAATTTTTATCTTTACAGAAAGATTTGAACATGTGGATTATTGAATTTGAGAATAAAGAATATGTCATTATCAATAATGAAAAACAAGGCTATGGCGATAAGTATAGAGTCAGTTGTACTGCTATTCTCTATGCATTATATAAACTCAATTCAGATAGAATTTATGAAAGAATTGATGAAAGTTTAACAACAACTGAAGGTTTTAATTATGTGTTTAAAGGTACGCCATTCAGTTATGTTGTTGTTGATAGTGCGCCTTCAAGTCGATTTCAAGGCTTAGGCGAAGGGGAAAGTAGATTAGAGGTACTTAAAAAATTAATAGACCGTTGGGGCTATGAATTAAAAATAGTTGGGAATGTCTTTTATTTTTACAGTCAAATTGGTAACGATTCGAACTTTGAATATCGTTATAAAATAAATGCACAAAATATCTCACAATCAAGTGATGCAAGTGAAATGTATACTTATTGTCGAGGTTATGGTGATTACGCTGGAGATGGTGGCGACGGGGTAGGAGATGAATCTGATGATATAGATTCAACTGAAACAACAAGTACAAATGAAATAGAAACAGAAGAAAATTCAGGAGACGACAGACCGGTTGCAGAAAAGGCAAAACTAAAACGTGAATATACATCTCCACTTGCTAAGTTCTTAGGTAAAATTCACGCGCCACCTGTCATGGATGGGCGTATTAAATTAGTTGAAACAATGGATCAACGTTTAATTCAAAGAGTTGAAGGTAGTATTATTTTATCTTTTACTGCAGATATTGTTGATATGAGTGAAAATGGTTATGACTATCAGCATTCTGAATTAGGCGATCGTGTATTTTTAGTAGATGAACGTATTAACATAAATAGAGAAATAAGAGTGATTGCAATGAGTCGTACTATTGATGCATTAGGACGACTGATTGCGATGGAAAATACTTTTGGCACATCTAGTCTTACAGATAAATATGAAGCTAAATTTAACACAGCAATAAATGATATTACAGAAGTGATGAAAGGTAATAAAGCCATTCCATTTAATGCGTTAGATAGCGTTTCACAATCTATGGTTTCAAAAATACAAAATACTTCCACAGAATTATCATTCGGTAATAACGGTATATTAGCAATAGATAAAAATAATAAAAATAATATAGTAGCTATGAATAGTAGTGGTTGGATGCTATCTACTGATGGTGGTAAGACCGCTAAAACAGCACTTACTGCAGAGGGTATAGTTGCCGACACGATTACAACAGGCTCATTAATGACTTCTTTAGTAAATATTGTAGGTCGAGATTCGTTAATGTATATGGATGGAGATCAATTTATAGCAAAGAGTCAAATTGATAAGCGTAAAACAGTGATTAGTCCATCAGGTATAACAATAACTAGACCTGATGGCGCTACGTGGGTTGAGAACGGTATTTTCAAATCATCAATGGAAATACAAATGGCTGCGCCACAACCACTTTCGGCAGGTGTAGAAATCTATGGTAGTTATTACAAAACTTCAAACTTTGAAAAATCATATATAGAAGAATATTTCTTCCAACATAAAGCAAGATATTTAAGAATACTTGGAAGAGGTAAAATGGTGCATTCTACTGATAACAAGTACAATGGAATCGTATTTGTTGAAAGTGTAGAAAACGGTGAAGCAAAAGTAGTAGGTAGTCAAAAGGTTTTAAAAAGTGAAGAGTTCGAAGATGGTAATGCTGGAGAATTAGTAGATATTACTATAGATTTAGGCACACCAACATATGGATATAAACACTTTTATATTGCTTTTAGATCAACGAGTGCTAAATCCGAAATATATTTTAGACGTTCATTAGTAGAATTAAAAGATTAAGAGGTGCAAGATATGTGGGTACTATTTTTAAAATTAATTAATGGCGAGTATGAAATTGTTCAAGCGGGTTATAATCTTGTTCCTACACAGGAATATGATAAAACACTACCAACAACCGAAAAGATTGTAAGTCAATTTGAAAAAGTTTATTTTGATGGTGAAAAATTAAGACTTAAAAAAGGAGAAACCTTATTAAGTATAGAAGAATTAAATGCTCAAAATAATCAAACTTTAGAAGATGATATACCAACCGAGCCTATTATATACGATATTGAGTAAGCCATAGCCAGTGGAGGTTATGGCTTTTAAATTTGTGTAAAGGACGTGAGAGCATGGAGAATAGCAACCGAAGTTGTGGAGATTATGAAACAAGAATAAGAAGACTTGAAGATAATGATGAGAGAATCTTCGCATCTTTGGAACAAATAAAGGATGGGCAACATAACCAAGAGCTGATAAATCAGAAAATGAACTTTACCCTAGATAGTATCAATCGAGAACGTGAAATTGATAAAGAAAGTAAAAAAGAAAATCGTAAAAACATTAAAGAGATGAAACGCTTAATGTTAGGTATGGTTTTTTCAGTGGCAGGTTCTATTATTTTTGCTGTTATCAGAATGGTATTTGGCATTTAAGGAGGTGGTTAATATGTTTAAACTATTCGCAAAAGCTAGTTTTTGGACTTGTTATTGGTTTGGTAAATGTAAATAAACAAATTAAGTCGGCACTTACGTGTCGGCTTTTTATTATGGAGAAGGAGTGGAAAAAATGGAAACGGATAAAATTAAACAATATATTTCTCAATTCGGCGGGATGCTTGCACTTTTATATCTAGCATTACAAGCAAGCGGAATTGAAGTAGAGTTTTTAAATCCTGATCATGTGCAACCATGGATAAACTTCTTAATGGTGTTTATCCCAGCATTAATTGGCCTGTATGGTGTGTATAAAAACTCATACATCTTACGTAAAAAATCACGAGAACAAGAAAAGGTTTTAAAAGATAATAACTTAAAATAGGAGTGATTGAATGTTAACTGCAATTGATTATTTAACACAAAAAGGTTGGAAAATTAGTTCTGATCCACGTCAATACGACAATTATCCTAATGATTATGGATTTAGAAACTATATTGAAAATGGTATTAATTATGATGAGTTCTGTGGTGGTTATCATAGAGCATTTGATTTATATAATAACGTAACTAACGATATTCCAGCAGTTACAAGTGGTACGGTTATTACGTCTGAAACACATGGCAATTTTGGTGGAACAATAGAGATTAGAGACGCTAACGGAAATGACTGGATTTATGGCCACTTACAAAGACAATCGCTCAAATATAGTGAAGGTGACAAAGTTAATCAAGGCGACATTATCGGCTTGCAAGGTTCAAGTAATTACTACGATAATCCAATGAACGCACATTTACATCTTCAATTACGTCCTAAAGGTACTAACTTGAAAGATGAAAAGGCAGAAGTATGCAGTGGTATTCCTATTGAAAAATACGATATTTCAAAACTAAATCAAAAATTAGAAAAAGGGAGCAATGTAAAAATGAAAGATATTTATTCATCTCATATCAATGGTTCTAAAATCACTAATCGTAAAGCAAGTATTGCAGGAGTGGTGTAAGAAAATAATTCTCAAATATATGGTATAATACACCTATAATGATTATGGCAGGTGTATTATAGTATGGAAGAAATTTGGAAAGATATACCCGGTTATGAAAATTTTTATCAAGCGTCTAATTTAGGTAAAATACGTTCAAAAGACAGATATATTTATTTACCACAAAATAAGAGTGAAATACTAAAAAAAGGACGTATCTTAAAAACCAATAAAGTAGCATTCGATTATTTACAAGTAACATTATATAAAGATAAAAAGCGACGTTCTTTATATGTATCTAATCTAGTCATGTTAACTTTTGTTGGTCCAAAACCTAAAGGTTATGAGGTCAACCATAAAAATGAGAACAAAAATGATAACAGTCTAGAAAATTTAGAGTACATTACATCAAAAGAAAACAATAATTATGGAACAAGAAAATCTCGAATGATTTCAAAAAATACTAATGGTAAAAAATCAAAACCAGTAAAAGCAACTTCTTTAAAAACTGGTGAAGTTTTTTATTTTCCTTCTCAAGCCGAAGCTGAAAGAAAGGGTTATGGAAGCCAAAGACACATTTCGTCTGTTTGCTTAGGAAAAAGAAAACAATGTAACGGGTATAAATGGGAATTTATTTAGCACTGCATATATCGCGAGGTATATGTACTTAAAACATAAATTGCTTTGAAAAACCTGAGAGCCTTCACACTACAATACAACCGAAAGGATTGTATGAGAGTTTAACAAGTTGAAGGATTGGTTAGTTTAGCAGCACTACCCCTAAGTCAATAGATATGGGGAATGTTCAACGACTACGGGATTGCCTCCCGGTAGGACTCAAGCGAGTTCGAAAGAAGAACTATCTCATGTAGATAGAAAGAAATAGTCTGCTCACGTCTTGTAATGAGAGTGCATGTGAATCGACACAGGTTTATAGAGTAGCGTCTATAAGTAAACAAAAGGATACACAATGACTATGGCAGTATGACACCAAGTCAATATTTACCATGGTTATATGCAAGAGAACAAAATGGTACACATGTAAATGGTTTTGCCAGTGTATATGTCAATCGTAATGAGCGTTTATGGTATCATCCAACTAACTTTGTTGAATGGCATTGTGCTAACTTTTGGGCAAATAACAATTTAATTGGATTTGAAGTGTGTGAAAGCTATCCAGGACGTATTTCTGATAAGTTGTTCTTAGAAAATGAAGAAGCAACATTAAAAACTGCTGCTGAAGTAATGTTATCTTACAATTTGCCTATTAACAGAGATACAGTACACTTACACAATGAATATTCTCAAACATCTTGTCCACATAGATCATGGGAAATTCACATTGGTAAAGGTCAACCTTACACAAGAAGAAATCAATTGAAGTTAATCGATTATTTCATTAGTCGCATTAAGTTTTATGCTAATGGTGGTAAGTTAAACACTTCTAGCGCTAAGGAAGTAACAAAAGAAAAAGTAGCAAAAGAAGTTAAAAAAGAGGTTACTAAACAAAACGTTATTCCAACTGGTTGGAAGAAAAATAAATATGGTACTTACTACAAAGCACAAAAAGGATCATTCATTAATGGTAATCAACCTATTCAAGCGCGTTATGTTGGACCCTTCAGATTGAGAAATAACGAAGCAGGAGATTTACCAGCCAACACTAAAATTGAGTATGATGAAATTATGTTACAAGATAAGCATGTATGGGTAGGATATGACAGCTTTGAAGGTGAAAGAATATATTTACCTGTAGGAACATGGAACGGTAAAAAACCACCTAAAAACAAAATGAAAGAAGTATGGGGAACTTTAAAATAATATGCTATAATCAACTCGGGATAATATCCCATACGTTTACAAAGTTCATGTATGTAAGGGCAGGCTATGTGCTTGCCCTTTTTATATTTTACAAATAAGAGAATAGCAATATTAAAAAACAATTAAAAGTTTTAAAAAATATTATTAATTTTTAAAAATTGCACCAAACAATTAATTATTAAGTTATAATTAGATAAAAAAGTTTGGTGATTATGTGGAATTTAAATTAAATTTACCTAATCTATGTCCGCCTGAAGAGACTGAATCTATTAATTTGAAACCGGTATATAGATTGATTAAAGGAGAGGATATAAGAGAGAATGATTTATTAAGTCATGTTGAAGAAGGGAGGAGATTTCCTCCAAATAAGAAATGCGAAGCGCACGCAATATCTATTTTTAAAAACATGGAAGGTTGCGAAAATTTACAAAAAAATTCTCGATATTTAGAGATAAAAAAATATATAAAGGTCAAATAACAAAAGAATGTGGAGTAGTGGATTTATATCTAGGTACAAATCATCTAAATTTGTGGGTATTTAATAATGTAGATTTACTTTCAATTTTTACAGAGGGAGGGGTAAAATGAATATCAAATTTGAAGAACTTGTAAATTTTAAATACAAGTATATTTTTGAATATTATGATATGCCTCTCTTTTTTATTTTGGAGTCTCCTAGTAATGAGCTTTATCTTAATTATATGATTGATGAAATTGATAATAATATTTATAAATGGTTTTTTTCAAGAATAACAAAATTTGAATTAAATGACTTATTAAACCAAAATATAGGAGTTAAATATTTTTTATTACAACTTATAAATGAAAAAAGAATGAACTACTTAATTACTAATAATTCTATTGAAGAATTAGATTTCAAATTAGTAAAAGAGATAAAAATTAAAGAACTACCTATAGAAGATTACACAGTAGAGTATGACTTTGTTAGAAACAAAACTATCGAAGAAAAAGAAAGTAATATAAAAATTAAAAGTAATGAGTTTGATTTGGTATTTAGAGACGAGAATAACTCACATTTAATAGAAGCTAATGTATTAGTTAATATATTAGGAAAAGTACAAAACCTTTATACAACAGTTAGTCAAGGTTTTTCTACTTTAAAAGTCGAAGCTATTTATCCTTCTTCTTTTGGAATGAAATTAGTTGGTGAAGATAATTTAATTAATACTCCGGAAAAGACATTAGAGAGTATCTTAACATTATTTAAAAATGTTAAAGAATTAGATTTTGACAAAATAGAAGAAAATCTTAATATTGATAAATTATATGATCTTCAAGCAATAAATAAAGCTAAACAATTAGTAAAGGAAGTAAATAAATATAATATTTCCTTAGAAATTAAACCTCAAAAAGACGATGATCACAAGTATTTTATTGGAAAGTCAGATAAAATTAAATTTGAAGAATTAAAAAGCTTTATTGAAAGAATAAATCCAGAAAAGAATACTGTTATTACCGTTCGAGGAACTTTAAATTCTATTAATATGAACTATAATAAATTTACAATTATAGATGATGAAAATAATAAATTTAGCGGGAAAATTGACGGTAAATTAAAAAAAGATATAACTAATAAGCATTTTGTCATTCCAGCTAGAATTGAAGCTGATTTAGATAAACTTGAAAAGTACGATACTAAAGAAAATCGATATGTTACTAAATATATAATGAAAAATTATAGACAAACGATAGAAGAAAATTAGATTGTAAAAAGGCATAACCATTTTTTAGAAAATATTGATTAATAATGTTTTAAAATAATTTTTAATAGGAGAGATAATAATTGAAATATAACGTTTACTTAGAAGCAGATTCAAAAGCTATGAAATATTTTATATTCCCCAGTGATATTGATTTAGATAAATCTGGTGAAGATATTGAAGAAGAAGAGAAATTAAAAGATGAAGTTAGACGATATATTAAAAAAAATAAAACTATAACTTTAGTTAATGGTGATAAAATAGAAAGTGAGATTATAGATAGTTTTTTAATTAGAACTCATAATATGAGTAAATTAAATATAAGAGGAGAAATGGAATAA